TAGAGATACTTAAGTACCTAAATTCTGATAATTATTCCATTAGAGAAATAGATCGTTAAATAGAATTTAGGAGATAGCAACCTCCTTTATAAAAGTTCTGTTTTATTCATTAAAACAGGAGCTAAAAATGTCAAATCTACCGGTAGATAGAGACAAAAATTACATGTATGAAATGTGGGGGACTACAAAATTAATCACCGACTATGGTGATGTTGGTCCAAAAAGAGTCATTCAAGAAGTCATGAATGATCGTGCCCCAAAGCACGATTTGCAAAAGCAATTTGAATTGCATGAAAAAATCAGGAATGATGAAGACTATGATGATTGGGATTATGGTACCGAACCAGCATACGGTTCTCCTTGGAAATAGTCATAAATAAATACAGAAATTTTATGTCCGATGACCGTCACAAGGATATCTAGATCATTTAAAGATATTAGTTTATCCTTTGAACCACATCCCGTTACCAAGGATTTGCCAATTTTAAAGAACGAGAGAGCAATTATGCGCTCAATTCGTAACTTAGTGGAAACAATTCCTACTGAGAGATTCTTTAATTCTTTACTTGGTTCGGATGTCAGATCATCTTTATTTGACTTTGTTGACTATGGAACTGCTTCCTTAATCAAAGATCAGATTGAAAATACAATTTATAATTTTGAACCAAGAGTAAACAACGTAGTTGTTACTGTTAATCCATTACCTGATACAAATGAATTTGAAGCAACTATAATTTACGACATCATCGGACAAGAAATTCCAACACAACAATATTCATTCATTCTAGAGGCAGCAAGATAAAATGCCTTTTACTAAGTTTACTAATTTAGATTTTGATCAAATTAGAACATCCATCAAGGATTATCTCCGTGCAAACTCTACATTCACGGATTTTGACTTTGATGGATCTAATTTTTCCATATTAATTGATACTCTAGCGTATAACACATATATTACTGCGTTTAATACAAACCTTGCAGTTAACGAATCTTTCTTAGATTCTGCGACTCTCAGAGAAAATGTTGTTTCTTTGGCAAGAAATATTGGTTACGTACCACGCTCTAGAACCTCTTCTACAGCAGATGTTTCATTTAGTGTACAAACATCCTCTACAACTCCAACACTAACCTTACAGGCGGGTCTAGTGTGTGTTGGATCTGCTGATGGAACATCTTATGTTTTCTCATCTCCACAGAATGTTACTGCAAACGTAGTTAATGGAACTGCTACATTCAGTAACATTTCTATTAGGGAAGGAACCTTTTTAAGAAAACAATTCATAGTTGATGGTTCTTTAGATCAGAAATTTATTTTAGACAACTCATATGTTGACACATCAACAATTGTTGTCTATGTAAAGGGAACTAGTGATACTGGATTGGGTAGGGAATATAAACTTGTCGATAATATCTTCACCATTGATTCTACTTCCGAAATTTATTTGCTTCAAGAAGTACAAGACGAAAAATACCAAATTCTTTTCGGTGATGGTATTTTTGGTAAAAAACTTGAAAATGGTTCAGTCATTACTGTTACATACATTGTGACAGACGGAAAAGATGGTAATGGCGTATCAGACTTTTCTTTTGCTGGTACTCTGAAAGATTCTAGTAATAATACTATCATTCCAACAAATACAATTACAGTAACAACTAATCAGAAATCTCAAAATGGTTCTGATATTGAAAGTCTTGATTCTATTAAGTATTTTGCACCAAGAATTTATTCTTCACAATATAGGGCAGTAACTTCTAGAGATTATGAGGCAATTATAAAAACAAAAATATATCCAGATACTGAGTCTGTTGCGGTTATTGGTGGTGAAGAATTAGATCCACCACAATTTGGTAAAGTTTTATTGAGCATTAAACCAAAAAATGGCACATACGTATCTGATTTCAATAAACAACAAATAAAAAATAAACTAAAACAATACACAATTGCTGGAATAGAACCAGAAATTATTGATTTGCAGGTTCTTTATGTTGAAATTGATTCATCCGTTTATTACAATTACTCGCAAGTTTCTACTGTAGAAGATCTTAAAAATAGAGTAATAACATCATTGGATACATATGCAAAATCACCAAACCTAAATGCATTTGGTGGTAGATTCAAATATAGTAAAGTTTTACAAGTAATTGATAATACGGATAATGCAATTACTTCAAACATTACAAAGGTGAGAATTAGAAGAGACCTAAAGGCTCTCATTAATTCACCAACTCAGTATGAAATTTGCTATGGAAATAGATTTCATGTAAATTCTTCCGGTTATAACATTAAGTCCACAGGATTTAAGATTCCTGGTAATGTTGATACTTTATACTTTACGGATACTCCAAATGAAGATCTCAGAACTGGAGTTATTTCCATAGTCAAACCAAATTCAGTTGTATCTGGAGTTGGAACAACTTCTGTAATGAAAACTCAGGTAATCGTTAAATCTGCAGGAACAGTTAATTATGAGAAGGGAGAGATTATCTTAAACCCACTCACAATAACTTCAACATCTCTAGGAGATGATATTATTGAGATTCAAGCATTCCCAGAGTCTAATGATGTTGTTGGACTCAAGGATCTTTACATATCATTTGACGTTTCTAAAAGCACAATAAATATGGTTAAGGATGTGATAGCGTCTGGTGATGATATATCTGGAGTTGTATTTACTAAAGATTATTATAGTTCAAGCTATTCAAACGGAGAAATAACGAGGTCGTAATATGATACAGACTGGTTTTGAATCTAGGGTAAAAATTCAGCAAATTATTGAAAATCAACTCCCAGAATTTATCTTAGATGAAAGTCCAAAGGCTGCAGAATTCTTAAAGCAGTATTATATTTCTCAGGAATATCAAAGTGCGCCTATTGATATTTCTGAGAATTTAGATGAATACTTAAAACTTGACAATTTAGTTCCAGAGGTTATTGATGGAACTACAAGTTTGATTGTAGCAATTGGTCCTACAAATACTCAAATTACGGTTGATAGTGTAAAAGGATTTCCACAATCCTACGGTCTTTTAAAGATTGATGATGAAATCATCACGTATACTGGCATCAATGGTACCACATTTACTGGATGTGTTCGTGGATTCAGTGGAATTACAACATATAATGCTGGAATTACAACAAGCAATACCTCAAATTATGTTGGAGAACTTATTTTTTCAACATCAAATGCAGCATCCCATACTGCACAATCAGCAGTAACCAATTTAAGTTCACTATTCCTAAAAGAATTTTATAATAAAATTAAGTATTCTCTATCTCCAGGATTGGAGAATAAGAATTTTGTTACCAATTTAAATGTTGGAAACTTTATAAAAGAAGCAAAAACATTATATCAAACAAAGGGTACTGAAGAGTCATTCAGAATTCTCTTCAATGTTTTGTTTGGAGAAACTCCAAAAGTAATTAATTTAGAAAATTTCTTAATTAAACCATCATCCGCAACTTATGTAAGGAGAGAAGTTGTAGTTGCTGAAAGAATTTCCGGAAATCCCCTCCTTCTAGTTGGACAAACCATTAACAAGAGTACGGACTCGAATACTACAGCATCTGTATCTGAAGTAGAAGTAATAAGAAGAAATGGCAAAACCTATTACAAACTTCTACTTTTTGTTGGATATGATGATTCATTCCCAACTATCACTGGAATGTTTGATATTACTGGGAATACCAAAGCAATTGAAACTGTAAGTGTAGGTAGCAGTGTTATTACTGTAGATTCCACAATCGGTTTCCCAGAGTCTGGAACGATATATTCTGGCAATAATGTAATCACTTATACCAATAAGAGTATTAACCAATTCTTTGGTTGCTCAGGAATTACAAATCAGATAAGAATTACTGATAATGTAAGATCATCCGAAACTTATTATGGATTTGAAAATGGAGATTCAACTAAAAAAGTTGAACTCAGATTAACTGGTGTTATAACCAATTTTGTTGCAATATCAGAATCTTCATCTGTTGATGAGGGTGAGGAAATCACCATCAAAAATCTTGGTGACATTATTAGCAATCCGGTGCAAAATCCAACTTATAGGGAAATTTTTGCAAATAGTTGGATTTATAATACAAGTTCAAGATATCAAATTGATAGTTATGCTTCTGGATCTATTTCTCAAGTAATACTGAAGAGTGATATTGATAAATCAAGTCTAAAAGTTGGGGATACTATTGAAATTTTAAATAGAAATACTCAAGTAGTAATTAAATCTGGATTAGTTGTAACACAAATCAATGGGAAGCAGGTAACAACTAATGGAACTTTCACTCTAAATCCTGCATTTGATTATGATGTTAGAAGAAAATTAGAGTATGCATCATCTTCTTCCGTTCCATTAGAGTATTCCAACTTAACATCAGATATACAAAATTTATATGTTGATGGTGAAAATTATGCATATGTTGCTTCAAATTCATTACCATCATACCAGATTACTAAAAATGTCTTTACATATAATGCATCATCAGTTAGTGGATTTAATTCGGATACTGGTAAATACTCAATCATCAATTTTGTCAGTGAAGTATCTTTCTATTCTGGAGCAGAAGTATATTACACATCATCAGATACACCAATTTCAGGATTGGTAGAGGGATTATATTATGTTGAGGTTATTAATGATAATCGTCAAGTAAGATTATATAATTCAAGATCATTTATAGGATCTGAAAATTATATTACATTTGGACCTCTAACTGCAGGATCACATACATTTACTCTCAGAGAGCAGAAAGAAGGTGTAATATCGGCACAAAAAATTCTTAGAAAATTCCCATTAACTGTCAATATTGGTGATGGAGAATCTGACAAAACACCAGTAGGATCGGTTGGGATGCTGATAAATGGTGTTGAAGTTAGTGGATATAAAACAAATGATAATGTATATTATGGACCATTAAACTCAGTTGAGGTTCTAAATGGTGGTGTTGGGTATGATGTAATTAATCCACCTCAGATATCATTATCATCTGGCAGTGCTCTTTTACAACCAGTTGTAAGAGGTTCTTTCGAAAAGATCTACGTTAACCCACAAGATTTTGATATCAATTCTATAGTTTCTATTGCTGTTACTGGTGGTAACGGTTCTGGAGCTTCATTTGAACCTGTTATTGAAACTAGAAGAAGAGAAATTGAATTCGATGCAAGATTAATTTCATTTGGTGGTGGTGTAGATACCACAGTCGAAACACTGACATTTTTAAATCCACACGGATTACTTGATGGTCAGGTAATTACATACGATTCTCAGTTTAACTCTCCATTGGGAATTGGAACATTTAACGGATTAGATGTAAATTCAGGTCTGACTCTAAAGAATGGGTCGGCATATTATGCAAAATACATCAACTCCACCACAATTCAACTATATCAGACACTATCAGATTATAGAAGTGGAATTAACACTGTAGGATTTACAACTACTGGAACTTCTGGTGTCCATAAGTTTTTAACCGAACCCAAGAAAACTCTAACAGAAATTAAAGTAATTAATCCTGGTTCTGGATATGAAAACAGAAAGTTAAGAGTTAATCCTACAGGAATATCAACTGTTAATGGCACCATTACATTCACAAATCACGGTTTTTCTGATGGTGATATTATTCAATATAACTATCAAACAACTTCTATTTCTGGTCTTTCAACATCAACAAAATATTACGTTCTAAAAGTTGACAATAATACTTTTAGGTTGGCAAATGCTGGTATTGGTGCAACAGATCCTTCAAATTATCAAAGAGGAAAGTATACATCATTTGAAAGCACTGGCACAGGATATCAAATTTTCAGTTACCCAGAGATTTCGGTATCAGTAAACTACAGTTCTGCAGGAATTGGAAGCACTCAGTTTAGAGGAGAAATTGTTGCAACTCCAGTTGTTAAAGGCAATATTGTTGACGTTTATGTTTATGAAGGTGGTTCTGATTATGGATCATCTATATTAAATCTCCACAAAAAACCAAAGATTAATATTCTTAATGGTAAGAATGCACAACTGAAACCAATTGTTATAAATGGTAGAATTGAAAAGGTTAATATTCAATATTCTGGTATTGAATACTACTCGATTCCCGAAATTGTGGTCAATGGAACGGGTACTGGTGCCATAATTAAACCAGTTCTTACAAATAATAAAATCACTGGTGTTGTAATTATCAATTCTGGTGTAGGATATGATGATAATACAACTATTACAGTTGAACCTGCGGGTAAAAATTGTATCTTAGATCCTCAAGTAAGATCTATAACAGTAAATAAAAACTTCTTATATGCAGAATCTGGAGTTGCTAATGAACTACTACTTGAGTCATTCAACAAATTAGGTTATTCTATCTGTGGGTATTATGAAAATCTACAAAACCATTTTAATGACACTGGAATATCTCACTCACCAATAATTGGTTGGGCTTATGATGGAAATCCAATTTATGGTTCTTATGGATATTCCAATCCAAAGGATAGTAACTCCCCAATTAAGAGGTTAGTATCTGGATATACATTAAACACGTCAAACATTGAAAATAGACCATCTGGTTTCAATGCAGGATTCTTTATTGAAGATTATGTATTTACTAATGGTGGGGATTTGGATCAATATAATGGAAGATTTTGCATAACCCCAGAGTTTCCAAATGGTGTTTATGCTTATTTTTCAACATCGGAAGAAGATATACTTGGAAATTTAGTTGGACAATTTCCATATTTTGTTGGAGACAGATATAGATCTAAGTTTGTTTCAGATAACCTAACATTAGATCAATCTTTTGATTTTAACAATTCTGGTTTAGTAAGAAACACTTTGCCATATAATGTAAATGAAAAATATGCAGGAAATGATTTTATCATTGAATCTAATGAAGTTATAAATCAAATTACTATAGTGGATTCTGTAACATCAGGAACTGTAGAGAATTATGAAGTAATTAATCCTGGTGATGGCTATAAAGTTGG